TTAACGAAGGACAACGTGATACACTTTACAGCAACAATGTAAACCCAATCACATTCCTTAACGGTGCAGGACTAGTTGTATTTGGACAAAAAACTCGTGCAAGAAATGCAAGCGCACTTGACAGAGTTAACGTTGCTAGACTTACAGTATATCTACGTAGTCAACTTAAGAAACTTGCAAAACCATATATCTTTGAACCAAATGATAAAATCACACGTGATGAAATCAAACAGCAGGTTGAAAGTTTAATGGTTGAGTTAATTGGCTTAAGAGCTATTTACGATTACCTAGTTGTATGCGACGAAACAAACAACACACCAAACAGAATCGACAGAAACGAACTGTATGTAGATATAGCAATTGAACCAGTTAAGGCAGTAGAATTTATTTACATTCCACTACGTCTTAAAAATACAGGAGAAATTGCAGGTCTATAAATCATAAAGTAGGGTGTTATTAATTTAACACCCTACAATGATAAATACTTGTGAACAGGAGTAATACATGGCAATCTCATCATTATCAAAACTAACAGTACCATTAGCAACCAACGACAGTGCAAGCGCACAAGGTTTGTTAATGCCGAAACTACAGTATCGTTTCCGTGTTACGTTAGAGAACTTTGGTGTATCGACACCAACAACAGAATTAACAAAACAAGTTATGGATGTAACCCGTCCAACACTTACTTTTGAAAATATGGAAATTCCAGTGTACAACAGTAAGATTAATCTTGCTGGTAAGCACACATGGAGCGCATTATCGCTTAACTTGCGTGAAGATGTTAACAACAACGTACAAAAACTTGTTGGTGAACAACTTCAGAAGCAATTTGACTTTATGGAACAAGCAAGTGCAGCATCGGGACAAGATTACAAGTTCCTAACACGCATTGAAATCTTAGACGGTGGTAACGGAGATTTAACACCGGTTGTATTAGAAACTTGGGAATGTTATGGCTGCTACGTTAACGAAGCAAACTATAACACACTAAACTATGCAACAAACGAACCAGTAACAGTATCGTTAAGCATTACTTACGATAACGCAGTACAAACACCAGAAGACACTGGCTTAGGCACAGATGTTGGAAGAACGCTTGGTACAGCAGCTACCGGCGCAGGCTAATAAGCAAATAAGATTGTCAACAACTAAGTGAAGGAGTACAAATTGTGCTCCTTTTCTTTTTATACGCATTTAATTTAAAAGATAAATATTACTATGGCAAATCCGTTTTCAGGTTTTTTTGATAATTTAATCAATGGCGCACTAAGTCCGAAAGGCAATCTTGGTGACTACTCACACGCATCAAAGACTTTTGTCGATGGCAATATGCGTCTTGCTCCAAAATTAAAACATCTTTATCATGTTGTTTTGAATATAAATCCTAGTATAACTACTTCTTCTACATCTGGATTTACAAATACTACACAAAGAGAAATTAATCTATTATGTAAAAGTGTAGATTTACCTAGTTTTTCAATGGCAACAGAAACATTAAATCAATACAATAGAAAAAAAGTAGTCCAAACAAGTGTTAACTATGATCCTATTAACATGGTGTGGCACGACGATAGTGCAGGACTAACAAGTTTCCTATGGAAGAATTACTTCAATTATTATTTCAGCGATGCAAGTCATGTTGCTCAAAATGCTGGTGCACCACTATTAACAGATCCTGCTTATAATCGTAACAATGGATTAAATAGCGGATACGATTCTGGAGCCAATACAATAAACAGATACGGTCTTGATAAACCAGGAAAGAAAGACAACTTCTTTACAAGTATTCAAGTTTTCCAATTACATCCACAAAATGGACAAAGTACAAACACAAGTTTCACTTATATTAATCCTCTTATTGATCAATGGGACCACGACGAAGCAAATGCCGAAGGCTCAGAATTTGCAATTAATAGAATGAGATTTAGTTACGAAGCAGTACTAACTGATAGAGATTATACCAGTGTTGGTATTACTCCTCCAGGCTTTGCAGATTATAGATATGATACTACACCTAGTCCTATTAGTCCAGCCGGCGGCGGCGGTTCTAGTTTCTTTGGAACAGGCGGTGTTCTTGCAGGAGCAAGTAGCACATTAGGCAATTTAGCAGATGGAAACTTACTCGGTGCATTGATAACAGGTGCTAATACAGTACGTAATTCTAGAGGATTAAGTTTAGGCGGACTTGTAAACGAGTTAGTCAACACAGGTGAAGACTTAGTTGTAAATAAAATTGATAACATAAACTTTCCAGACAGTTCATCGGATACTACTACACAAGCTAATCAAAGGTTATTATAATGGAATCATCAACTGGAACAGTTTCTGATACGCAACCAAACAACGATTCGTTGGTATTAACAAAAAAGTATTTTGATAATTATCAAAAAACTAGAATTAATTATCCTAGTAATCAAGTCGATGCAGTTATAGGATTTTTTGAAAGCAAAGGCTTTGAAAAAACAGCAGCAATTAGTGTAGGTAGTGTAATTCTTCAACAAGCAAAAATAGATCAGATTTCAGTAATGGAACTTATTGATAAGATAAAAACATTTGACAGTGTAAAACTGAACGAACTTGTTGGTGCAATACTAAACAACAATAGAAACAAAAATAGTATTCTAGGATTTAGAGATACTGAAGATAATTCTAAGAATATATATAGCAGGAATATATTAACTTAATGCCGCAATATGCCCAAGGTAAGTTTAATCCAAAAAATCCAGAAAAATATGTAGGAGGCAGAACTCCTACATACAGAAGTAGTTGGGAATTTGCATTTATGCGATTTTGTGACGAACATCCTAGTGTAAGCAAATGGGCTAGTGAAGCAGTTAAGATTCCTTATAGAAACCCGTTTACAGGTAAGCATACAATATATGTACCCGATTTCTTTATAAACTATGTAGATGCAAATGGCAAGTCACATGCAGAACTAATAGAAGTTAAACCTAGTAATCAAATGAGCTTTGAAGCAGCAGGACGTAACAAGCGAAATCAAGCTCATGTTGCTTTAAATAAAGCAAAATGGTCAGCAGCACATGCATATTGTAAACAAAATAACATACGATTTAGAATTGTAAGTGAAAAAGATCTTTTCCATCAAGGTCGTAGAGGATAAATAATAGTAGTATTTAACTAGGTATCACTATGAAAAAACTTGAAGATTTATTAAATTTGCCAGATGCAAGAGAAATGATTGAAGAAGAGCAATCAAAGAAAAAGCCTATTGCTGCTCAAGAAACAACGTTTAGAGAAATTGAAGAACTAGATAAAATTTCAGCAGCTTTACCACAAGTAAAGGGACTAGGTGAATTAGCTGATAAAGAACTAAACGAAGTATCAGATAAAGCAATGCAAGCATACGAAGACTTAATGGATCTCGGTATGAATGTTGAAAGCAGATATAGTGGCAGAGTATTTGAAGTAGCAGGAACAATGCTGAAAACAAACTTAGATGCCAAGATTGCAAAATTTGATAAGAAACTAAAAATGGTTGACTTACAATTGAAAAAACAAAAACTTGATAATGATAGTTTTGGTGACAATGGAGGATTTACCGAAGGCGAAGGGTACGTAGTAACTGATCGTAACAGCTTATTAGAGAAGCTCAAAGGCATGGATAAAGATAAATAACATATAACGGGATCCTTACTATGAAAAGCATACAAGAATTATTAACAGAATCGCACAAAACATATCCTTGGAAAATAGGTATTGCTGGAGACTTGCCAGAAGGTTGCGAAGCAGACATCAAAAGATGTATGGAAAAATGGACAGTAGCAAAATGGACTAAAGGAAGTAAAACTCCTATTACAGAACGTCCATTAGATTTTCCACAACTTGAAAATATTGATGTACAATATTGGGACGCAGAAGTTAGATATCCAAGCACAAGAGAAAGTGTACAAGAATACATTGCTCAGTGCTGTGATGTGCCTGCAAGCCATGTAATTGTAAGACACCCAGACGAGCCTCAAGAACAATACCAAGAAGTAAAGGACGAAGGTCCTTACGAAACAAAACTTACACAAGAAGACATGGGCGGCGAAGATGCACAACAAGATGCAGGCCAATCACGTATAATGGATTTATTAAAAGAACTTGAAGCAGCTCGCAAAGAACGAGATGACAGTGATAGTGGTTATAAAGCAGAAGCAATTAAAGAAGAGCCACAAAATAATCAAGCAATCATAGGAGATAAATGATGAGCAACATGCGAGACATTTTAGCAAAATTTGATTCTGCAAGTACACCAGTAGCTGAGTGCGGTATGGGCGAAGGCGGAATGGAACCACAAGGTGGTATTACACTAACAACAAGTAATGCAGAACAAATGGCTGAATTACTTAAAGCACT